TGGGCAATGTCCGGGGCAATGCCTAAGCATTGCGAAGTGCGAAAGGTAACCCTAGCCGCACTTTGCCGCCCACTGGTATGTACTTCCAGTGGTCGGTTGGGTGTATGGGATGTACGTTCCGGTCATAGATCTGATCCGGTTCGCAAGTCTGGAAGGGTCCGAATTAGATCTTGGGACCCACCTCGCCTTTACCCTGGGCAATGTCATGAGCCCAGAGCGCCACTGGCGGAAGCTGATGGGGCGACTCGGACGGTCTCTATGTCCGAAGTAACGCCAATAACGGCGAGTTCTCTGATAGAACTCGGTCTCCTGAGGTTCGGTGGTCCAGATGGACTTGGACCATTGCTCGCGGAAGTCTTTCTTAGAGAAAACATCCACGAAACCACGGGAGACGCCGTCCGTTCGTGCGATGAGACCTGTCAACTTGACAGCTGTCTCATGATGACTGGCCGCGTGACCTATAGCGGCCCTAATCGCGAACGGTACACCATTCAGCCCCACCCTGCCTTTTCTATCTGGCAGACCGGCTCCACCCAAATCCAACGGGAGATGTGGTGGAACAGTAGTGGAGAGCCGAATCACAAGGTCACCGTGATTCAGCCCTATGGCTCTGTACGCCTTGCGGCGTTGGCGAGGTACTATATTAGAAGTTTGGGAGAACCATCTTCCCAGGGCCTTAACCAAGGAGCCCTTACCGGGAGTCGCACGAACTACGCCTCCAACAGGAAGGTCTTGAAGGACCTTCACGCTGGATATTATATTAACTGGGATGAATTGACCCAGGGTTCTCTTCAGGGGGTTGGAAAGCTCCTGTGTAGCGAGACTGTGCGAGAAACGCACTGTCCGCTCGGCAAAAGTGCCGCCGGTGCGAGAAATGATAGTTTTCGCCCGGTTTATGGAGAAGCCCACCTGTTGCATGACATTGAAGTAAACTTCAGGCCTTGGGAAGATCCCGAGGAGGTCATCCCCTCTGATAATATGAGGGTAAGAACCATATCCAGCTTTCTCCACGCAAAATCTGTGGAGAAGGGTAAGGGTGAGGAAGCTGAGCGGAGTGCCCATATGAATACCGCGGGCACTCGTGACGACGGTACCATCAGGATAACGGAGCTTCATAGAGCTAAACATGATAGCGCAGTACGAATTAATGTACGGCATAACATGATGTGGCTCGAGGAGTCCGGCCCAGAGCGCTTGCGCATAAATGTGGGGAATGTAGTCTGTTGCATTGGAAAGGTCACTGCTAACGCAGATACCGTGCCGGTCGAGCGCAGACCGAATGGTGCTAAGAAACTTAACATCATCGGGCTGTCGATCCATGTCGGCCCAAGGCTTATCAGACACCATTGCCCACATTTGTCGTCGTATTACATCACCAACGACGAGGGCAGCAGCGGGGAACTTTGTAAGAACCCTCGCTTTATATCCTTTTTCCGCGATCGCCATCACGTCGGGAATCCACTCCTTCTTTGGAGGGACGGTACAAGCTGTCATATAGACAGCGTCGTCAAGGGCTTTAGAGACCCAAGGGTCGAAATCGCCCTCCGCAAGCGATTTCACACTTTCGAAATCGCTCTCCGCTTTTGCATCGCGGATCAGCTCCTCCATACGTCCTCCTTCGAGGATCGTTGCTCCTTGCGACGCGGAGTTCTCATTAGGTGCCCAAGAAACTTCCTCTTTAAAGAGGTGGGCATTATCAGTCGAGAACTTCCGGGCCCAATAGTAAATGTCGTCGGCCAATTCCATGTTGACATCACATGGAGGTCGTGTGACGATAGATCGGTGTGCCTTTATGGCCTTGGATTGGACAAGTGTATCCCCTTCAGGGAGACATCTGCCAATGCGCGCAATTTGCGCCCGAGCCTCGGCGTGGCACACGTGCCCGGCCAACCATTTTTGGAAGGTACGAGGCACGTCACTCTTAGGAGTGGGTCGTCTACCAGTCACCGACCATTGGCGGTACTCGAAGCTGAGTTGCTTCAACTGCTTGGCTACGTAGTACCTACCCCCCGCGTTACGAGAACAGCGGAGGAGCCAACCTGCGAATATCTTTGCAGGGACGACATTTCTAAACTTCTTGTTGTGAGCAAGTACAATATTGGTCACAACAGCTTTCCAGACAGAGTTAGAATATCGAACTCCATCCCTATCCGTCAAGGCCGACACTGGCAATTGATGCCAATGTCCTGCCCCAACAACACCAGGGGTAACCGGCCAAGACAATATGTTCGATGGTAAATCGAAATATCGCGATGACGTGGTCATTGCCCCCCCG